CGCCAACCATACCGCGAAGATGTTTAATCTCGTCCGGTATCTTGTAATCACCGGCATAATCGAGGATGCCGTTTTCCTTGATCACCGGAACCTTGTTTTCGCCCTTCTTGCGAAACATTAAAAGGTAGTCAGCGTTGGCGATTGAGCACCGGGTTGTATCCTCGCAAAACGTCTTATGATGCAACGATTTCATCATCGTTCGATTACGAACCATAAGAGGCTCTTTCCAAATCACCCTGCGACCACCGTACTCAAACCCTCGCGCCAAATGCTGCCTGATAATCTCACCCGGTAGATCGTACATCGCATCGCATCCAGCGTTGCTTAGCGGGATATCCATGCAATGCACCGCCGAGATTCTTCCAGGCGGTGTAAGCCTAGCAAGTTGATCGATGCAGTAACCGTAATGAACGAAGAATTCATCCTTGTCGATCGCATTGGACATATCCCGCGCGTCGCTCGAATAAGTGTACAACCCTGCAAACGGCGGAGAGTAAACCGATAGCCCGATCGATTCATCGGGTAACTGCTTCATAACCTCGACGCAATCACCGTTGTAAATTGCAAACTGATCTGTGATCTTGGAATCGCTTATAGCCATGACGGAACCTCAACTTTCTTGGTGTAGATGTTAACTCGATCAATCTTTTGGGCGTTTGTCATTTCCTTAACCAGCACCTCAAACATTTTCTTAGCTTGCTCTGATTTGCGTCGCATGTTAGCAAGCACAAGCTCCTCGCCCTCTGTAGCAACGACATCAAGCGTTACAGGTCGCTTTTGACCGAAGCGATAGCAACGTCTAACGCTCTGGTAGTATTGCTCGTATGAGTGGCTAGCAAACGTGACAACGTGATTGCAGTGTTGCCAGTTAAGGCCCCATGCTCCGATCTTCGGTTTGATTACCAAGACTCTTAGCTGTCCGCTTTCAAACGCCTCGTACAATTCAACCTTGCGTTCATCGGGAGTCCTGCCTGCTACCTGTTTTGCGTCGGCAATGATTTCCTCTAGCAAATCTCCTTCGTCGTTTGTTTGGCACCATACAACCGCAGGTCGATTGTGATTGACTAGGTTCGCTACAAATTCGCAACGTTCATTTAATGTACGCTTGCGTTCCTCTCGTTCTGCGCCGAGACCCCTAGCCGGAACATGCAACAGGAATCCAGGCGGTGGGGTGCTGGCCTTAATAACGTGATCCCGTTCGATCAACTGAGGCAGGATAAATTTTCGATCATCAAACCCTAGATCCGAAGGCATTCGGCATGCTCTGGCCCATGATGCGACCCATCGCCAAAAGTGCTCAACTGCGTGATTTTTAAGTCTCCATTGACCGATCGTTTGAGCCACCCTGAAAGCCAGTTTTCCATAGTAGTTAGAATCTTGTGCAAGTAGCCTTTCGGCCTCTAGTTGTTGCTTGGTTTCTTTCTTCTGGCCCTTATCGTCAAGTTGCCGAAAGAATCTTCGGAGCATGTCTGAGTGTGAAAGCTCTCCTAACGCTTCGCTCGACGTACCTAGTTCGATATAGTCGTTAGGAGCCGCCGTAGCTGTGCAAAGCAATCGGTAAGGCATCTTGAGCGTGAATCTCGTTATCTGCTTGCGAGTCTCCCCGTCAACCGATTTAAGGATGCTCGATTCGTCGCAAACGAAACCAGCGAAGTCCTTCGAGTCAAACAAGTGCAAACGATCGTAGTTCGTTATGACGATCTTCGATTCAAGCTCGCCTGCCTTGCTACGCTTGGCCTCGATACCAAATTTTTCTGCTTCGCGCTCGCTCTGCTGTGCAACCGCAAGCGGTGTGACAACTAGCACCCGCTTGTTTGTTTGCTCGACAACCTTTTGCGCCCAGGTAAGTTGCATCGCAGTCTTGCCTAGCCCACAATCGGCGAAGATTGCCGCCTTGCCTCGACGTAACGCCCAATCAACCAAGTAAGCCTGAAAGTCATACAGATAGCTCGGCATTTCACCAGGATCGAATCCGTGGTTGCCGCTCATCTGAGACTTCGATTCAATGAAGTCATCGTAATTCATTACAACACCCTATGCAGGTTCAATTGGCCCAGGTGACTCGTAAACGAACTCCGTTGCTGTCCCTGGGTCTATCACTACAATTCCGCCGCGAACAAAAAGGTTCATCAGCTTGGTCAAAAAATCTATGTCGTCCGGATGCGTTCCGGCATCGATCGTGAGCCTCAGGACTTTGTTTGTTTCGTTCTCAATCCTGGCCTCTAGGTCGATCATCGAAGGCCCTTAAGCTTCTTCGTGATCGATTCGATTTCAGCCCTCAAAACCTGATCGCATTTCGCTAAGGAACAAGCCCGAATGAATTTACCCCAGGCGGTCTGAACCCCTGGCATCCATTCAGGTATCGGGTCTTGTCCGACTGGCAACGTTGCCACCTGCGGAGGCTCTGCGACGATCGCAAAAGGATCTTCCTGGGCCTCGTCATCCTGCGTTTCTTGCTCTGGTTCTTGAGTCACATTCCCATCAGAAACCGGCAACAAGCAAGCCCGGCAAACGTATCCTCCATCAGTCAATCGTTGCTCTGTGCCGTGACAGTCCGAGCACTTCCAACCAGCGGGTGATACGATCGACGCATCAGGCTTAGGGGCTGCTTTAGGCTTTGGGCTTTGCTTGGGCTTCGACGCTGGTAGTTCCTTGCCTTCGGTGATCGCCTTGACGATCGCATCAGCCTCGTTTTGTTTGATCCGAAGGCTGTCGATATAGGTATGACTCACCCCGCAAATCCTGGCTATCTCTCGGTTCGGCTTGTCGGAGAACTCGAGTATCGCCATCGTAGCCGCCTTGCGTTTGTCAGCATTCGTCCTCGGTAGGCCATGCTGCGAATTAGCACCGCACGCAGCCGCTACAGCGTCTTGCCAAGATCCCTTTCTGACTAGACACGGAACCTTCGACTTTCCGACGTTCTGCGCCGATAGCACCCGGCAGAATCCATCCGTGACATAAAGCTCCCCTTCGACCTCGAAGGCCTCGACAGGTGGGAACTCAATCTTTTCGCGCCATCCGTCCTCGTAGGCCCGTATCGTTTCTTCCGGGACTGACTCCCGGCACTGGAGTCTCTCGTCCAGTTTCAACAGACTCACCGCCACCAGTTTTTTCTTGCCTATAGTCACGCTTTCGCCTCTTAAGTTCTCGCTGTGTTTCCAATGCCTGATCGACCGCCATGGAAGCGATTTCTTCCATCGACCATTCCTGCTGCGGATCGATCGATATGAAAGCTGCCATGGCCTGCCCGGTCAGTTCAACCAATACATCAAAATCCGTCTTGATCGGATGCATGCTAGCCTTTCAGTGCTGCCGTTCGTTCTGCCAACTTGTCCCGAAGGAACTTCAGTTGATGCTCGTCCAGGAGTCCCTTGCTTCGGTACGCTACCACGCGATTCGTTACCGTCCCGAGCACCTTCGGATTACCGGCTAAATCGTACCACCTAGCAAGCAACTTTGCTGCCAGAACGCTCCAATCGTCTTTTGCGAGCGATTGCTTGACACCATGCTGACTGATTTCCTGCTCGATCTTCACGATCGTTTGCTCGGTGGCCCCGTCGATATCCGACGAGTACTTTTCGATCGCTTCTTGGGTTAGCTTTTCTACCGGCTTTTGCGGTTCTGCTGTTTGCTGGTTTGGCTTCGGATCGAAGGCGTTTTCAGGAACGACCGGCTCAGTAGGTGCTGCAAACGTGTTTTGTTTCCGGAAAGCATTCTGCGCTCTGTTCCCGTCGTCGTCATCGTCGATGCAAAGATTCAGGATTGCCGAAAGTGCGTAGCGCCTTTGGTATGTCAGCGCCGAGCCATAGTCCTGAGGCTTGACCCCTCGAACGTCGTTTCCGTCCTTGCCCCTTCGGATAACCGAATCCATGCAATGCAGATTCGCAGTTGACCTGATGTACTGGCCTGAACCATGCAACAGCATTGTCATCAACTGTTCATCCCCTACAGGAACTTGCAAAACGGTAAGTCCGTTCTTGGCTAGCACCGGGTTCACGATCGATGTAATGTCCGAAAGGTCAGCGTACTTCTTGCTGAACAGTGGGTTCATCGTGTTTTTTGTGATCGGCGGACACTCGGCATGGAAAGCCGCTAACGCTGCGGCCAACAATTCAATCTGACTAGAAGTCTCAAGCATGGCTGGTTTCCTTTCTTGGGTTAGGCCATCTGTACAATGCCGCCGAAGCGACTCAAGCATCAACTACAAACAAAGTTTTTTGCTGTTCCTTTTTTTGCTTGGCGATGATCTTCAAGGTATTGCAGGCTACGCACTCCTTCGTTTCGATCGCTACGCCGCAGTCCGGGCACCTGTGCGTTCGAGCGAACCGATACGGGTTTCGATCCGGCTTTCGGCCTTGATAGCAATCCTGGCAGATTTCCGATAGGCCACTCGACCGGTAGTCTTGGTGGCAACGTTTGCAGACTGCAATCGTGTAACGGTACTTTTTTGCTGACCCGTCGGCGTTGCTTGTTGCCGTAGACTTGCTGGACTTCGAAGCAACTAAAGAGCACTTTTGTACCGTTTTGATATGCTCGGGATTGCAGCACAACCGGTTACCGCAAGTGTGCTTAACGTCGATTCCTTCCATGTTTAGCTCTGGATGAGCGACCTCGAAGGCCACTCGATGAACGCAAAGCAGCTTGTTCTCCCTGCGGATTCTCCCGTACCCGCAAGACTGAGTGCGATTCCAATTCCAGCACCCTTTTTCGTCGATCGTGCATTGGCTCTTGATGAACTCGATCGTGACCGGCTTTGTTGTTTTTCGCTTGTCCATATTGTCTAAAAAATAGTAGTATTGCTTTTTTCTGCGATGCTTTATCGCATGATCACACATTCATTACACCGCCCCGAATCGGTTTGGCAAAACTAACGAACGTGCTCAACTGGCTCATCATTCTTTGGTTTTTGCCAAGTCCGCTGCTTATTCTTGACCATTTTCGCTTGTGCCGCTTCCACCAATTGCGTTGGCTTTACGCCAGCCCGTCGCGATGCGTCCAGCAACAAAAGGAGACAATCGGCCAACTCTTCACGAAGATCAGGCGTTCCAACGGCCTCTTGGCATTCGCGTGCCTCTTTCTCCAGGTGTTTCAATGCACCCAAAGGACCTCGTTCTGAATCGCTACCAAATGTGTCTTGCGACCATTTAGCTTGATCTTCCACCAAGTCGCTAAACTTGTCTGCAAAATCAATCACCGAATGAAAAAAACTAGATGTTGACATGTTGAACCTTTGCTACTTGTAGTACGCTCCATACGCCGCCCCGAATTGGTTTGGCAAAAGGATCGGGCAGGATTGGCTACCTGCAAATCAACTTGTTTACGTTCCAGCGTTTGTGATCCCGTAGAACCCTGCAACGCCATGCGGTAAATCGCATCAATCCGACCCTCTCCGCTGTTTAGAGTGCAAAGTGCCCGAAAGCCTTTCTTTGCTTTTCACTCAAGGCTACCTCGCGGATCTCCTTGCGGTATTCCAAAAAAAGGATCGACGGCCCGTCGGTGATACCACCGATATTCTTTCCGCGACTTAAGCTGCCCGAAGTATCGCTAGGCAACAACCGCCGATCCTATTTCGATTGCTACCGATAAATCACAGTAGCAAACCAACCGTTACGGCCACGCGCTACGCCGATTTCAAGTACCGTTCTGCGCCCCCAATAGCAGCACGATCGAATCGCCTGTTCTGGCGAACTCGTAGAGAATCCAACGCCCTCAGCACAGCCACCGCCGAACCCGCCTCCAACATGGTAAAGCCGATTCGAGGATGCTTGTCGTTCTGCCTTCCATTGGGCTAGCCCATTCATGGCCACAAGCGACCGCACCGGCTGCGATTCGCAAAC